TCACCGTTTGGGGATAAGGAGAAAAATGAGCTACACAGTTACCTCGGACAATTTCGAGGCGAAGAAAAAAGGCGAAACAATCACCGATAAAGAATTGCTTGATCTAGGACTTAATGCAGATGCCCTAGTTGCAGGCGAACACATAAAGAAATCAGCACAAACCAAACCAGCAACAGTAGAGGAAACAAAATAATGGCCCGTATTGTCCTAACAGATGCTTCAGTTGTAATCAACGGCATCAATCTCAGCGAGTTTATTACGAGCGTGGCATTAAGCACCAGCGATGATGTGGTTGACACAACAGGTATGGGTTCGGCTGGTGCGCGTACTCGAATTGGTGGGCTTGCTGATAACTCAGTTACATTTGAATTCAATCAGGATTTTGCAACATCAGGACCTGAAGTAACTATCAATGCAGTTGGTTCTTCACTTGTTGGAACAGTTACAACTTGTGTTATTAAGCCAACATCAGCAGCAGTTGGTGTGGCAAATCCAAGTTACACATTCTCAGCCTTGTGCGCAGAATGGCAGCCACTTTCAGGTGCAGTTGGAGAACTTGCAACAGTTTCAACAACTTGGCCAATCTCAGGCAACATTACAAAGGCGGTTGCATAAATGCCACGCTTAGTATTAACAAATGCTTATGTTCTTTATGCAAGCAATGACATCTCGCAATATGTAACTTCAGTTTCATTAAGTTCCAGCGTGGATGTTGTTGACACCACGGGCCTCGGCTCGTCAGCTCGTACACGCGTTGGTGGATTGTTTGACAATCAATTAACTGTTGAGTTTAATCAGGATTTTGCAGACAATGCCCTTGAAGAACTTATCAATGGCACATCACTTGCAACATCAACTGTTGGAACTGCCGTAGCAATGGAAATTCGACCAGTTAACGGTGCAGTCAGCGCAAGCAATCCAAAATACACATTTAACGCTTTGATCTCAGAATGGCAGCCACTTTCAGGTGCCGTTGGTGAATTGGTAACTGCAAGTGTAACTTGGCCAATCTCGGGCGTTATTACAAAAGCAATTTCATAATCTACTAAGGGGGAAAAGATGGATGGATTAGCAGTAAAGGTAAAGACAACCGAAGGCCTTGAGGTGTCATACAAATTAACACCTCGCATTATTGTTGCATTTGAACAACAGTTTGGTGCAGGTATGCCCAAGTTGTTGGGGGAGCAACAAAAAATTGAACACATCTATTGGTTGGCTTGGAAAGCAATGCAGGTAAATGGAGTTGTTGTTAAACTTTTTGGCCCTGAATTCTTAGATACTATCGTTAGCGCCGAATTGGACAGTGATAGTTCTTTCGAATCCACCGCAACAGTTTAACTTATACGATTGCAGCCGTTGCGGTTGAAACTGGTATTCCCATCAGTGATTTGTTAGATGCTCCCGAAGGAATCCTTGAAGCAATCACGATCTATATGAAGGAACGAGCTAAAGCCAATGGCTGATGAAGTAATTGTTCTTACAGGTATCAAGGAAACTTTGGATGCTCTTAAAGAGTTTGATAAAGATGCGGTTAAACGCTTCAATAAAGTTATCAATAACGAATTAAGAGGCGCAGAGCGCGATGCAAAAGGTTTAATCAGTGAGGACCCACCGATGAGTGGCTGGCGTAAGGCAGATGCTGCCAAAGGCCGCACTCGCGGTGGCGCTGGTTGGCCTGGATGGAACGCTGGAGAAATCAAATCAAAGATTACTAAGACAAAAGCCCAGGGTAAAGTTCGTGGTGATTACACAACAAGTGCTGGTGCTTTGCTTAACAAATCTGCAGCGGGTTCAATTTTTGAAGTTGCAGGTCGCAAAACTCAGGCAGGATTTGGCGGGGGTTCAAGTGCGCAATTCCTGCGAACAATTGGCAACAGATTTGGTAAGGCTTCGCGTGTAGTATGGCGCGTTGTAGATAAAGACAGAGCAAGAATTGAAGAAAATGTAGCGCGTGCGCTTGAACAAGCAAAAGCCGATCTACAAAAACACTTGAATAAGGAGCGTGCATAAATGGCAGTTGGCGCAGTTGTTGCCCGCATCCTTACCCAGTATTCCGATAAAGGTTCAAAGGCTGCTCAAAAAGATATTAACAAACTTGGTAAAAACATTGATGGATTTGCCAAGAAATCTGCAAAAGCATTTGGAGTTGCTGCCCTTGCAAGCGCAGCCTTTGCGGTTAAAATTGGCAAGGATGCAGTTCAAGCTGCAATGGAAGATCAAAAGAGCCAAGCACTTCTTGCTAATTCTTTGCGCAATACTGTTGGTGCAACCGATAATGCAATTGCTGGTGTAGAACGCCACATTACGGCTTTACAAAAGCAATTCTCTGTTGCAGATGATGAACTTCGCCCTGCATTTGGCAGATTAGCGGCAGCATTTAATTCAACTACGATAGCACAAGAGGCAATGCAAGTTGCGCTGAATGTAAGCGCCTTTGCAAGTGTTGATTTGGCAACCGCATCTGAAGCAATAATCAAAGCAAGTCAGGGCCAATATAAAGCTATTACAAAACTTGTACCTGGTATTGGTGCTGCAACATTAGCAACAAAAGACTTTGGCAAGATAACAGATAAGGTTTCAAAACTAACAGGCGGTGCTGCTGCTACTCGCGCAGAAACTCTTGAAGGCAAAATGATGGGGCTAAAGATTGCATTTGGCGAAGTCATGGAAACTTTAGGTTATGCCCTTTTGCCAGTTATGGAAAAGTTTGCAACATTAGTAACAACACAATTGTTACCTAAGATTGAAGCATTTGTTGCACTCAACAAAGACAAGTTGGCAGCAGGTTTTCAGATTGCTGCTGAAATGGCTTTCAAACTATTAACTGTTGCAATTGCCTTTTCTGACTGGTGTGCAAACAACATGGGAATCGTTAAAGGTATGGCGGCGCTTATCGTTGGAATGTTTGCAGTAGGTCGCATTGCTGCATTTGTAACTGCAATTGGAACAATTACAACCGCGATGGCATTGTTGCGAACAACAACAATCGGCGCGGCTATCGCAACAGCATTTGCAACATCAGGTGTGAGCATTGCTTTAGGTGCAGCGGCTCTTGCTACAGTAGGACTTGGCGCATACACGCTTAACAATATGATGAAGCCTGGAGCAGTTGCTGGCAAAAAAGGCATCAGCCCCCGTGGTAATTCAAACAATCGCGACTTTAGTGTTGACCCATACACACCGCCTGTTGTGAAAGGCCTTAATGATTTCACTACTGGCTTGAATAAAGCAACCAAAGCAACAAAAGATTCTAAGAAATTGCAAGATGCAATTACCGCTGAAGCGGTACGCCAAAACCTTGCGCGCCAAAAGTCACTTTCAGGTTCAACCGCACTTGCCGTTGGTCAAGGTCGCAAGTTGTATATGCCACAAAGCGGCGTAAATGTGATTGTTAACAATGGTGGTTCAGTAATTAGCAATGAAGATTTAGTAACATCTATTGTGAACGGCATTGAAAGAACAACTCGCCGTAGCTTTGGAACCGTTGGAGCGTTTGATAGATAATGGCAGCCTTTGACGGAGTAACCACACCTGCGGTTGCAGTTCAATTTCTTAAAAGTGGAACTTGGACTTCAGTAACAACAACAGATGTAATTCAAATCAATATTCGCCGTGGTCGAACACGCCAAAATGAACGCGATCAGGCAGGTATTTCAGTTGTTGTTTTCAACAACACAAGCGGTTATTACGACCCTGATAACACCAGCGTTTCAAACCCGTGGGTAGTTTCAGGTACTAACATCTTGCGCGATGGCTTGCAAATGCGCATTGTGGCAACAATCAATAGCACTGCATATTACCTTTATTATGGGTTTCTTGAAGAAACTAAAGTTAACCAGGGTGAAGCACCTAGCGCCACAATGACCTTTGTTGATGGTATTGCCTACATTGCCGATGCCCAGGCACCAGCACTGGCCGCTGCAGCAAATGCCGAAACCGCAGCCACACGCGTTGGCAGAATGTTGACACTTGCATTATGGGGCGGCTCATCTAGCCTTACTGGAACTGTTGGGATGTTGCCAACTGTTCAAGGTCGTTCTTGTATGGAATTGATTTATCAGGCAGTTGATGCAATTGCTGGCCGTTTCTATATATCACGCTCAGGTGTTGCAACATTGGTGCCATTGGCCGATAAATTCAGCCGTCCAACCCAGTTGCTTTTTACTGATAATCAGGCAAGCAACACAGTGCCTTATGCTCAACTTTTTACTAACCCTGGCACTTATTTTGTTGTGAACCAGGCAGTTATTGCCCGTGGTGACTACAACCAATACACATCTTTATACACACCAAGTTCAAACGCTTATGGAATTGCTAAAACCGTTATTGATGCACCTGTTGCAACTGATAACAATGCTCAAAATCTAGCTTTGTATGAGTCACGCAAACTAGCAACACCATTAACTTATGTTGAGCGCATTGATTTTAATGCTTTGGCGGTTGGAACTTATGGGTCGCTTTACCCTGACTTTCTATCAACAGAATTGGCCGATCAGGTGAGCGTTATACGCACAACTTATGATAACCGCACTATTCAATGGAACCTTGTAGTTGAAGGAATGGCTCACACCATTACCCAAAACAATTGGCTTGTGTCTTACACAACTTCAGCCATTAACCCGTATTCAATTACAATCTAGGGGGTAACAGATGCCATTGTGTCCACAAATTACCAATACCCCTATTACAGTTTCACTTACAGGTGATTTTACTGTTACCAGCGTTCTACCTACTGGCAAAAATAAAACTTATTACCAAACAACTGCGCCAACAGGCGGGATGCTTGAAGGCGATCTTTGGGTTGATACAGATGATAAAAATAAAATGTATCGCTACACATCAGGTGCTTGGGTTTCAGTTCAAGATGGAACTATTGCCGATGCTGCCGATGCTGCTGCAGCAGCAAGTGCATCTGCTACTGCTGCTGCTGCCGCTGCTGCTACCGCACAAGCGGATGCTGTCATTGCACTTGCTGAAGCAACATTAGCTTATAACGAAGCAATTGGTTCATTACAACCAAGCGCAGACACAATTGTTAATGCAAGCAATCAAATTACTGCCATCAACGGCACTGGCATTACTATTTATTCAGGTTCATCTGCAAGTAGCGGAGCGCGTGTAGTTCTTAATTCACTTGGTCTTGCTGCCTACGGTCCAGGAAGTTCGGTTAATGTAACAGGTGCAAGCGGAAATGGCACAACTGTTACATACACTGCAAGTGGGCATAGTTTTGCAGTGGGAAGAAATATTACAGTCAGTGGTCTAGCGCCAAATGGTTACAATGGTTCATTTGTCATTACTGCAGTTGTTGCTGGTTCAACATTTACCGTAGCCAACACAACAACTGGTGGGCTTACAGACTCAAATGGTGTTGCCGAAGGTGCATCATTGGCGATCAGTTCAACTACAGGAAATGCAGTTTTTTCAGGTAGCGTTACAGGTTCAAGCATTATTGGTGGAACTCTTAACATTGCTGGAAATGCCATTATTGATTCTGCTGGACTTTTAACTGCAACAGGTGCCACAATTCAAGGAACAATTAACGCAGGTGCAGGTTACTTTGGCAGCCTTTCTAATGGTTGGTCAATCAACTCAACAGGTTTAGTCGGAGTTGGAACTGGAACAATTGTTACAAGCACTGGTGTCAACGCAATTGTTTTGAGTAGTACGGACAACGCAATTGGAATTAAAAGCGGTGGTTCTTACGCTGGTTGGATTGGAAGCATTGGCAGCGGTGCAATTTTAATACACTACGGAACAAGTCCAAGCAGCGTAGCTTACCCACGCGCTGCAATGAGTTCAACGGCTGCAACATTGTCAGGAACTGCAAGTTCGGGATATTCTGCAAATACTGATGGCTCAAACACAATTGCTGGCACTACTAGATTTTTTAATAGTATTCAGGTAGATCAAAGCATTACTGCAGGTTCAGCGGGTTCATTGTTTGAATTTTTATCATCAAGTGGCAATGTGCGCGTTTCACAAACTTACGCCCAAGCCGTATCAGGTCGAGCAATGCAAATTTCAAGCGCTGGTTTGTATGGAACGACAGCATCCACCCGCCGCAAGAAGCATGACATTTCTTCTTACACAATTGACTCAGCAGCTTTGCTTAATCTTGATGTTAAAACTTTCAAATACATACCTGAAATTGATGCAGCCCAAGATGTGCAATATGGCTTTATTGCTGAAGAAGCACAAGAACTTGGCCTAGATGAGTTGATTCAATACGATTCAACAGGCGTTCCTGACTATTTTGCATACGAAAAGTTGCCAATTTTCTTGTTGCAACTAATCAAGGAACTCAAAGCCGAAATAGACAAACTCAAGGGGGAATAATGGAACAAGAAGTTGACATTCAAGAAGTCTTAAAGAATATGCGCGAAACTATCGGCGTACTCGCCCAGGAAAATGCAGTTCTAAAGGCACAAATCACATCACTTAATTCATAACGGGAGAACCGCGCAAATGACACCAGCAAACTGGGCAGGCTTAATTGTTTCTATCATTGCAATCATAAGTGGATTTGCAGGGGCAGTTCGATGGCTTGTAAAGCATTACCTCAACGAACTCAAGCCCAACGGTGGCAGTTCAATGCGCGATTCAATTAACAGACTTGAAGCCCAAATGGAACTTGTCCTTGAGTTGGTCAAATCTAAGTGAAGTTAGCAAAGAAGGCAACACCAGCGGCAATGGCAGTGCTACGCCAAGCCACCGCCCTAAAGCCATTGCGCAAAAAGGCATCTGACGGCTTACTGCCATCTGCAGCCCATCTGAAGCAAAATCCAAAGTCAGATCACAATACTGGCCTAGCCGTGGACCTAACCCACGACCCTAAGAATGGTATTGATTGCGCTGATATATTTGAAAAGCTAAAAGAGGATAAGCGCGTTTCCTATTTAATTTTCAACCACCGCATTTGGCTTTTTGGGCAAGGCGAAAAAAAGTATTCAGGTTCAAATTCACACGAAAAGCATCTACACATTTCCATTAAAGATGAATATGCCAAGGATGATTCGGCTTGGTTTGCTTGGTTAGACAAGCCTAAGAAAACCCCTAAAACGGTTGCAAAAGTAGCAATTTCTAAAGTTCAAAAACCAAAAAAGAAGCCAGCCAAGACAAGCAACGATAAATTGCGCAATAAGTCCTTGCTGACATTACTGTTCAAGAAAG